ACTCGCAGTGGGTTTGGCGCACCGCAGGCTGCACTCCCTCTCCCTCCGGGAGAGGGCTGGGGAGAGGGGATCAAACAAGTCTACGCTAGCCATTTAAAAATTTACCACTACCTTTTTCTTCTTTCATCAAAGCATAGAACGCCTCCCGCAGAATATCCGCACGGGCCTCGACCAAAGGTTCCGGATAGCGCGAGAGCCCTGTGGTCATGACATCCCAAAGCGAGGCATTGAGCAAGCTGCGGCGATCGCCGGCGGCGGATCTTCTGAACGCATGTTCCCAGAATACCTTGAAGTTGTTACTCAAACAAGTACGAAACTCGGCGGAGAGCCGTTGCAGATCCGATTCATCAAGGGTGTTCATTCTCTTGAGTGCCCTAGCCAGAAAGTCATCCATGTCACTCCGATATTCATCGAGCGGAAGGAGCTGGAAGGCACAAAATCGATTCACGAACTCCCGGTCCCGCATCGTCTTGGTTTGTAAGCTGCCTCCGGTTGCTTTGAGGAACAGAGAATTGTTTGCCTCCGTCTTCAGGAACCGGGGCGCTTGTCCCATATACAGGCAGTTCCTCATCTGCTGCCGGCTCAGCGCCACGCCGCTGTTTACACGATCGAAGATGTCCAGCCGTGCCTGCTCGGGCACTTTCGCATCGATGACATAGAGGATCAGATTGCAGTCTTCGACCCGGTTCTGGAATTTCGGCGAGAGGTCCTGAAATCGTTTCTCATCCAACTCCTTTCGATTCTGATCCAACTCCTCTCGATCTGGTCTCTTTGGAAATCTGAGTCGCAGCTCGTTATTCACGAAACGCTGAAAGGTAGACAGGCGTTGCAGGCCATCGACCACCACCATCCGCCCCTGGTCGTCTTCCGCGAGATAGAAGACCGGCAGCGGAATGCGCATCAGCACGGACTCGATGAGCTTACTCTGCTTATCCTCCGGCCAGATGAAATCCCGCTGGAAATCCGGGTCCATGACGAAGGACCCCTTCTCGACCCTCCGCAGGACATCGTGAACCGTGCGGGTTTCGTTTCTGATGAGCAGGGTGTCGATGGGGTAATCGCCCCAGGAGGCGTCTTCGCCCTGCCCGAGACCTTCGATCTGCTCGGGTTCGGTTTCAATTTGGTGAATACTCATACGTCTCTCTCCGGGCAGATCTGGGGATCGATCGGAGTCGGCAATGATCCATTCTTTCGTCACAGCGCATCATATAGGAACAGCCGTGCTATTTTTTTAAAGACACCTTCGCGGACAACACCAGACAATCCCGAATGATTCAGCACTGTTTGAGGGACGGTATTGGTGGGCACAGCCCACCCTACGGGTTTGAAAATGAAAAATAAGGAGAAATATAATACTAAGCTACCGCTTGAAAATTCCGCCCGGTTGCCCCGGTCGATTCCCGGAGACGAACAGGGCAGCGCACTGCGCTGCCCTGTTATCGGATCCGACCGACCGGTCCGGGTCCCCGTTCGCTCAGTATCCCCCTTTACGTGCCACGAAAGGCAGACCGGCGATCTTGTTGCCCTGCTTGCTGGGTGCCCTGGGGAAGAGCCTGTACAGGTCTTTACTGCCGATCTTCTTACCCCAGCGTTTGCCCATATCCTTGTTGATCTGGCGTTCCATGGGCTGGTTGCCGTTGTTGTTCAGGTACTCCTCACGCAGATATTCCACCACGTCCCAGTGCTCCTGAGTCAGCGCGATCTCTTCCTCGGCGGCCAGCTTCTCGGCCACGTCCCGACTCCAGTCCTGGGGATTGACCAGGTTGCCGTTGTCGTCGGTCTCGATGGTCTTACCTTGTACGTCAATGGCCATGTTTCGCTCCTCTTATCTTCAGGTTAGCCGATTGTCGTGGGAGATAATTGTCCATCATACTCAGATTTGCCGCCACGATGCATGTCTCTGACACAAAGCGATCGGGGCTACCGCATAATACTCACTGCGGTAATGGTTAAGGTATAAATGGAAACATCGCCTCTGGCAATGGGTAGGGTACGCTACAGGCTACCCCCCCGGGAGAAGGCCGGGGAGAGGGGATCGAACAAGTCCACGCCAGCCATTTAAAAACTTACCACTACCCTCACTGCAAAGACAAGACCTTGGCGTAACAGCGAGCCGGGCAGATCGGGCCAAGTCGTGGGATGTGGTGAGCCGGCGTAGGATGCGGTGAGCGCGGTGCGGTTTGACCGCATCCCGGTCGCGTGCGCTACCAACAGCGATTGTCGGGGATCTGGGTACTGGGTTCCAATTCGCACTGCGGCGACGGCGCTTTCCCTTGCCCACAACGCCTGTGCTCAGGATGGATGCGTGGCCCAATCCAAAGCGGCGGCGGGCAAGTAGCCCCCCCGGCCAACCCGGCGGCCAGGTCGGGCACCGCGGATTCCGGTCGGTACCGGGGTGTAAAATTGCCGCCGCACTCCAAAATGTCCGGTGCTGCCCTTCCATGCTCGTCAGCAGTCCAGAATCCATAAAGAGACTTGAAAATTTACCACGCAGGTCCGGAAGGTTGGAGTCGGCGTCAGGTGTCGAACACTGAGGGCGGATGATGACAAGAGAAGCGCACAAGGACACGACAAGGGTGCACGGCACCGCATCACGACCCCTGGGTGTGGATCTGGATGGGACGCTGATCCGCACGGATCTTCTGGTGGAATCCGTCTTCGCGCTGCTGAAGCGCAATGTCCTGTTCGTGTTTCTGCTTCCCTTCTGGCTCCTGAAAGGCAGGGCATACCTGAAACACGAGATCGCGGCGCGGGTCGATATCGATGCCGGTTTGCTGCCGTATCAGGATGATTTTCTCGCTTACCTGAAGCAGGAACATGCCGACGGACGCAGACTTATTCTGGCTACCGCCGCTCATGAGAAATTTGCCGAGGCCGTTGCACTGCATCTCGGTATTTTTCACGACATCGTGGCCAGTAATGCCGCCGTCAATCTGTCCGCAAGACGCAAGCTCGAGCGTCTGCAAGACCTCTTCGGTGACGGCGGCTTCGACTACGCGGCCAGGTAATGATTAAGGTTTAAATGGAAGCATCGCCGCTCGCAATAAGTTTGGCGCGCTATAGGCTACACTCCCTCTCCCGCCGGGAGAGGGCCGGGAGAGGGGATCAAAGAAAAGTCTATGCCAGCCATTTAAAAACTCACCACTACCAACCAGACATCACCCTGATCACGCGCACCACACCAGTAGCGGTCATTGCCATCTTTCCAGCCATAGAGGATTGGCTCATATTGTCGCTGATAATCCGAGCGGCCCAGCGTAAATGTATTCTTTGCCCATATGATAAAGGTCGACCATTTACCGCCAGCATTGCGGAAGGCGCTCTGCAGTGTGTCCAGCTCGCTGGAACTCATGCCAATATATAGAGCGCCCTTGGTGTGATCCAGCATGTTCTTACAGGCTGCGGTTAGGAACGCCTCAAAATCATCGCCCAGATTATCATTCATAATCTTGCGTCCGGCTTTGGCTCCACCTTTGGAGCGCAGCTTGTCCTTGGCCGTATCACCGTAATTCACATTGTAGGGAGGATCGGTAAAGACCATGTCGGCCAGCTCACCAGCCATAAGTTTTTTCATATCGGCTTCGCTTGTGGAGTCGCCGCAGAGCAAACGGTGCTCACCCATAATCCAGACATCGCCTGTGCGGCTGACAGGATTTTCCTGTACTTCTGGAATGTTTTCATCAAGTGCGGCTGCTTCATCGTCATCTAATGATGTCAACAAATCATCCAACTCCACATCGTCAAAGCCTAGCAGATCAAGATCGAAATCTTCATCAGCAAGATTTTGCAATTCCAAGCGCAGCAATTCTTCATCCCATCCGGCATTTTCGGCGATCTTGTTGTCGGCAATCACCAAAGCGCGGCGCTGGTTATCTGTCAGGTGATCCAGCTTGATGGTCGGAACCGTTTTCAACCCCAGTTTCTTGGCCGCCATCACACGCCCGTGGCCAGCGATGATGATGTTATCGCCGCCAACCAGAACAGGGTTCACAAATCCAAATTCAGCAATCGAACCTGCAATCTGCGCCACTTGTGAGTCACTGTGTGTGCGGGCGTTGTGGGTATAGGGAACCAGCTGCTCCAGCTCTGTTTGCTGAACATTCAAATTCATTTTTAAACCTTTTTATGTGTTACTGACGTGCGAACCCGGGTGCGAACTGCGAACCTCTTTTGCTGCCCTGACGCTAGCGAAATACTGCGCCCAGCCCGCCCGCATACGTTCCAGCCGCAGGAAGGACCCGTGGCTCGGTATGCGTGAGATTTGGGAGGGGAAAATAGAGCGGCTGCGCATTGGGTGCATGTCTGCCGATTATGCCTTTCAGGATAGCGAAAAATGTTGCAAGCGTCGAATACTAATGTGTTGCAACAGTATGATTTTGTTGGTGTTTAGAAAATTGGTCGTGCCAATGAGCATTACTCATACCGTGATGGAGGGATGGCTAGCGTAAGCGTAGCCCCCTCTCATTACGTAGTAATGTAGGGAGTCTTTTTCCTAAACATATCCCAAACTGAAAAGCCAAGGCTGAGAAGGGTTTGCGTCCAGTTTGGGGCAGTTTCGATCCAAACTAGATTCCAAAACTGGAATTTTGCTTAAAAATCGCCTGAAAGCGTTGGTATAAAGGGTTTTATCGGTAATTCCAGTTTTGAACGATTTCCAGTTTCGGCGCAGTTTGGGAAGATTAGGCGTGCTCTATACCTTGCAATTTCGGAATATATAGTGCAAAATGCAAGGTATGTTAGAGCGATGGATCACACAAAGACTAGAAAAAAACATCAGCCGTAACCCGGCTGTGGCACTGCTTGGCGCACGTCAGGTCGGTAAAACCACGCTCGCAAAGAGTGTAGCAAAGGATATGCCCTCAATCTATCTTGATTTGGAGTCGCCTAAAGATTTAGCAAAGCTGACAGATCCGACAGAATTTCTGGCGTCACACAGCGATAAAATCATCATTTTGGATGAAATCCAGAGAGCACCAGACTTATTTATGGTTCTGCGCGGGTTAATCGATCAAAACAGACAGGCTGGACGCAAAGCCGCTCAATTTTTAATACTGGGCTCTGCTTCTATGGATTTGCTGCGGCAGTCATCGGAAAGTCTCGCTGGACGCATCAGCTACGTTGAAATGATGGGTCTTAATGTTCTAGAGATTGGTAATTCCCCAAAAGATATTCAGAATTTGTGGCTGCGGGGCGGGTTCCCAGACAGCTACCTTGCTGAAGATGACGACATGTCGATGGATTGGCTGGAAGATCTGGTCAAAACATATTTGGAAAGAGATGTGCCGCAGATGGGTTTTCAGGTGCCAGCGGCTCGTTTAAGGCGTCTTTGGACCATGTTAGCTCACCTACAGGGTGAGACGGTCAATTATTCAAAACTTGCGGCAAATCTGGAGATAGATGGTAAGACGGTTACCAGCTATATTGATATTTTGACAGATCTTCTATTGGTGCGCCGGATTGAACCTTGGCATGTGAACGTCAAAAAACGCCTTGTTAAATCGCCACGATATTATGTCCGTGATAGCGGTATCCTACATCGTTTACTCGGTATTGGAAGCTACGACGCATTGCTATCAAACCCAATTCTGGGAAAAAGCTGGGAAGGCTTTGTTGTTGAAAATATTCATTCAGTTATGCCGCGTTTAGCAGAGACTTATTTTTACCGCACCGCTGCAGGTGCGGAAATTGATCTGGTGATCAAAATGCCGAATGGGCAGATCTGGGCTGTGGAAATCAAGCATGGTGTTGCGCCCAAGCTTGGTAAGCATTATAGCAAGACCTGTGATGATGTCGGCGCAACACATAAATTTGTTGTATATGGCGGCGATGATGAATTTCCCATTGGCGACAATGTGTGGATGATTTCCTTGCCCAAGATCATGGAAAAGTTATCCTCCGCACAATCATAATTTTTGCCCTGCATTCAAACGTGCAGCAATTTTGGCCAGCGCAATACTCCATTACACCATGCTGTGCTGCGGTCACAGCCCAGTTCCCAGCAGATTGTTTTCCATAGCTTACGTGCAGCGCGGTGCCAGATCAATTTACGTTCGTTAACCTCCACCCAAATTGCCTAGCGCAGGGTTTGCTCCATGCGGGTGATCTGATCAGGCGTTGCTCGTAGGCGTAGAGGCATCGGCTCACTCGCATCAATTTCCTCCTGCGTTCTGATAACGTCAGGCCATGAGCTGAAGTAGCCTTGCACACGAACGGCGGGTAATTTATTCAGCGTTGAAATTGCTTCCTCAAATTGATTAGCCACGTCTTTTTCTGTCCAGTTTTGATCCATACGAACCTCCTTAATTGTTATTGATTTCATTTAAAATTCCTGCATATCCAGCGACATCAACCATGCTGTCATGATGCTTGGAATTACTGTTTAGTCGAGCTAACTTCAGCTCAATCAGGCAGAGAGCAACCTGTGCTGCAGTTACCTCTGTGCCCAACGTCAGCGACCAGCGTTTGGCCACGTTTTCGAATAGCGGCTGTGGCGATCCATAGCTTTCACCACGATCTGCCAGTGTCCGTGTCGCTTCTTCTAAAAGTCGGTTGGCATGTCTCACGACTGACCTCCCATCATCTGCTCGCGAGCAAAATGCAGGAGAGCAAGCGCATCGGCTTTATTGTCATCTTCGGGCAGATGGCTAAGGGCTTTGACTGCAGCGATAACAGCCGCCTTGCCAGCATTACCTTTGCCAGTGATGAACTTCTTGATTGTGCCTACTGGAACCCCTTCGTAAGGGATGCTGTGCTCTTCACACCATGCAGTGAGTGAAGCCAGAAATCCGCCGTAAGCATGGGCTGCGTCCACCCCAAGATGCCTGCGGACTTCTTCGAAATAGACCGCGTTGATCTCGCCCGAAACATCACGGGTTTCATTAAGCCAGCGTTCAAAGCGCAGGTAACGCATGCCACCACCCTCAAAACGACGGGGACGAAAATGCGCTGTACCGCTCATGATGCGTCCATGTTTGTTTGAGAGCGCCCATCCGGTGGCTGTGCCCAAATCGAGACTGAGCAAAATGGGCTGCGTGGTATGTGCATTTTTTGCACACACCACGGGCGCTTCATTTTCAGTTTGTCGGGAATTCCGACGAACTGGAGTTGTCAAGGAATCCTTGATGACTGAATCGGGGTTGGTTTTTTTCATGGAGACCTCCTGTTTGGTTGTTGGGAAAGATGAAATGAGCACCCACAAAACCCTCGACCGGGGAGAGTTGCCCCCATAGGGGCACTCTCTCCCGTAGGGAGAGGGAGTCTTTTTCCTAAACACTTCCAAACTGGCTAAGCCTTGAAATAAAAGGCTTTCCGTCCAGTTTGGGCAGTTTGGAACGAAACTGGATGACCAAAACTGGAATCTGGCCCGAAACTGCTCCAGTTTGGGAGCACCGCAGACCATTTTTCCCACCCGGGAAAATTGGTTTTTGTGGGCGTTTTGGGGCTGATTTGTTATGCCTGATCCTCCTCGTCATAAATCCACACGCGAAGGTTCTCGACAGGCAGCACAGCGGCTGTCTGACGGCATTTGTAATGGGTTGGATAGACCGCTTGCAGCTTGGCAGAGACTTCGCCTGTGTGCGGGTCAACCATCTCTTCACCAGTGCCCAGATGCATGTCTTCAACACACAAAAAGCCGTATTTGGTGCGAGAGGGACTGCTCAGACCGTAATTGTCTGCATCTTTGAAAAACTTGACGTAGCCCTTGGTGGAGAGCACATCCAAGCGCCCACGAATGGTGTCTTTACCGCCAAGCCCGGCGCGGTTTTCAAACGCCTGACAGAACTGGTTCATGGTGTACACACGACCAGCGCGGGATTCCTCGTAGATGATTTCAAGGATCACATCGCGCTTGCGACGGCACTCTGCATCCAGCTTCTGGCCATAGTCACGATTGACCAGACGATCCGAGCTGTATTCCATCTCCTGCCAAGCACCATCGACCTTATCGATCACTTTGGATCGCAGACGTGGCCCGTTTCGCAGCTCAAAAATCAGCTGGCGATAAGACTGGTTTTCATCCGGCTGGAACATGATCAGCCCCGTGGTGTAATAGCCCCGCAAGCTGCCAGCACCGGACAGTGCCTGAAACGGATCTTCTTCCAACTGTTTCTTTTGAATTTTGCGTGTGTGGTGGGCAAGGATGATCCCCGCATCCGGATTAACGGCATCACGCAATGCATCGAGCCTTTGCTGCAAGAAAAACAGCATGGCGGCATTGTCATTTTCACCTGCATCACCTTCGCCGCCGTCAAACACATTACGCAGCGGATCAACAACGATAATATCGACACCCAGATCAGCAAAATGGCTGCGAATAGATTCACAGGTAGCGGCCACGCCATGCTCATTGAGCAACATCTTAAATTGCGGCGTGATAACGAGATTCTTGCGAACCAGTGGCAGCAGGTTTTTATCAAACGCCGTGTTTTGCAGGCGCTCGCGCAAATAGTGGTAGCCAATTTCAGCTTGCAGATAAAATATCCGCAACGGGCGTGGTGCCTTCATGCCAAGAAAGGAACGCCTGCCGCCATATGAGCCAACAGCGAGAGCAAAAAATCACTCTTGCCGACTTTGGGTGCTCCCCCAAAGACCATCAGCCCGCCCGGCGTTAGAACACGCGGCAGGATTAAATCCTCCGGCATAGGCGATGTATCATCCAGAAAATGCCCAACCGTGAAGGCAGGAACAGCGGTGATAGCGGCTTTTTCGGTTTTGATGCACTCAGCAATAAAGGCACGTATGTCCAAACCTTCAGACACAGCATCTGCCGCATCCCATTTCTCGGGTTTGTCGCTTGGCACATCTAAGATGGTGATTGAGCCTGCAATACCTTGTGAACCAAGATATGTACTGACGGCTTCAGCATACTCACGACCAGCCTCATCATGATCCGGCCAAATCAGCAGGTGCTTACCTTTGAGGGGTGACCAGTCTGTTTTCTCTGGCGGGGCTTTCGCACCATTCATCGCCGTGGTGGCGGTGATGCCATGCGCCATCAGAGCTTCGGCGGCTTTTTCACCTTCCACCAGAACCACATGCTAGTTTTCTTTGAGACCCGGCTGATTAAAGAGCGGTCTTGGCGTAGGAGCGCGGTGTTTTTTAGCCAACACATCCCACGGTTTGAATTCCTTGCCGTCGGCTGTGTCATAGCGATAGACACAGGCAATCAACTTGCCATCACCGTCCAGATAGTCCCACTTGGTCGTGTGTGGACCAAGCTCATCCTCGGTAATATGCTTTGCAGATTTGCTTTGAGGAGCAGATATCGGCGCAGGCGAAGACATCCCCAGCCATTCACTGGCTGAGCTGACCACCTGCGGGAATTGATGTTTGGTATCCAGATTATGGCAAGCAGCCCAAAGATCAAAGATGTCGCCGCCTTCGCCCGTCGCAAAATCATGCCGCATGCCTGCTTTACCGCTATTCAGCTCAATCTTGAGGCTGTCACCCTTATTGCCCTGAATATCACCGATCTCATACACGCCGCGCTTAATGCGGCCTGCAGGTAGTAGATAAGACAAGACTTGATCCAGCCGCCCGATCAGTTGCTGACGGATATCATCCGTAGGAACAGTAGCGTCTTTGAATTCCGGATATTGGCTTGGCGCATCGTTGAAGTCGGACCAGCTTACTGTCATGCAGGCACCTCCCAGCAACGGTTGCGGTAGGCGCAGAAACGGCACTCAAAATGTTCAGGATCAGCGGTATGGCGGGGCAATAACTCACCAGCCTCGGCTGCTTTTAAGATGGTGACAGCACGATCACTGACTTTTTGAGCCAGACTGGCATCAAAGGGCACAAGTTCAAAATGCAGTTCTGCCGTATCTTTATTAATGGCCGTGAATAGCGCTGGGTTATTGCTGATGCCCGGCACACTGCCTTCCATGTAGGCTTGGTAGGTAGCCATTTGTGCGGCATAGACAGGTTTTGATTTAGCAACGCCGCGTTTGACTGTGTCTTTCCATGACTTGGCATTAAGCGACTTGCACTCCCATAGCATTGGGAATGACAGACCAAGTGCCTCGGGTGCACCATTGATAATGCCGTCTACATGACCACGGATACGACTATCGGCGACCGAGAACCCGAACTGATAGCCATTCGGCTTTTCAGTGAACAGTTCAAACCCGGCAAGGCGCAGCCAGCGAATGGCCAGATCTTCAAACACATGGCCTGCGGCAAATATCCGTAAAGTCTGACCAGAAAAACCTTCGTCCTTTGGCGTGTTGGTATATTCGTATTGTAATTTGCGGCTACAGTTTTCTCTAAGGCGGGAAGCCCCCAGATAGTCCCGTTCTGGCTGGGCTTTATGTTCCGCGCATAGTGCCTGATCAATCAATTCAGACACACGCTCGGCAAAACTTGGCCTGTGGTTAAAATCAAGCATCTAAAACGGAATCTCCTCCGAGCCTTTGGAAAGCTCGTCCATGTAGGCGGTCACAACGACTTCGATCAGCGTCAGAACTTGCTCACGGGTTAAATCTTGGAAGGCTTTGTCAGTGCCAATCTCGGCGACATATTCCCCAAGGGGACGCAGAGCCTTGGTCATGCAATCACGCTCAAAATCGGTGGGATCAATCATGCGGCGATCCTCCCGTTTTCAATGACCTGACGGATGGCCGTATTGTTGAACCGCATGGTCATCAGCGCTGATGCCTTGTAGCGGGTCAGGCTATAATCATTGCGATACTCGGGAGGGAGATGACGAAGCTGTTTTTCGGTGGCAGGCTGATGCAACCAGTTCTTGGTTTTGTGAGCAGCGCTTTCGGTTTCAAACAGGTTGATCCAGTCATCAGCAGCGGCGAAGCACACAATACGCTCACCTGCAGCCAAGAGCTGCACCGGATAGTTTTTGCGGCCACCAACAGCGTACCATTCGCCGTCACGGTAAAAGACACCGCCCCAAGCCTCAAATCCGGTTGCAATGAAATATTGATCATCACCGCGCAAATCGCACCAAAGGAAGCTGGATCGTTTTAGAATATCGATTTCCGTCATGTGGAAATCAGCAGTCTGGGTGGTGTCAGCCTCGAGCTGTCCTTCCCAAACATAGCCGCATAGCGGACATTCTTTACTGGCGAGCGGCACATCGGCACCACATTCCGGGCAGTCTTTGTATGGCGCGTCACCTTCGATAAACTGGTCATCCAGCTGGACTTCCTGTTCCAGTGATCCATGCATCAGCGTTGATGTGCCAAAATCCAAGACAACGCAGTCTTTTTTAATGATGCCGGGAAACTCAGCTGGATCGACCGTCCGCAGACCACGCCCGATCATCTGGATCATGGTGGATTTGTAAGAACTTGGGCGCAGTAAAACGATGCAGGATGTTGGCGGGTGGTCCCAGCCTTCAGTGAGCACCGCGACATTCACGATTACTTGCAGATCGCCTTTGCCGTAAGCTGCCAAGGTATCAGAGCAATCTGTTTCGCTCATATCACCCCAGATCATGCCTGTGGCGATGCCCGCGCTGATAAAGCTGGCCATGACATCCTGCGCATGCTCTACGGTCGAACAAAATACAACGGTTTGACGGTCTCCGGCTTTTTCTTTCCAGTGCTGGACGACCGCATCATTGATGGGGAGGGTGTTCATGATGTCGGCGACCGCACCCATACCATAATCAAGGGCAATTTTGCGGACTTTGCTTAGCTCCTCCTGAACACCAACATTCATGACAAAGGTTCGCGGCGGCACAAGGTGACCGGAAGCAATCAGTTCTTTGGCCGTGATCTGATCTGACACATTGGAGAAGATCGGACGCAGACCTTTTTTATCACCACGGTTAGGAGTGGCGGTCATGCCCAGCAGCTTCAAATCGGGATTGATGTTTTGTGCGTGCTCAATCACCCGCATATAGCTGTCGGCTCGGGCGTGATGAGCTTCATCAATCACCAACGCATCAAGCGGCGGCAATGATTGCAGATTGCTCTCCCGCGAGAGGGTTTGCACCATAGCAAAGGCCACTTGGCCATCCCAGCTTTTCTCATTCGCATTGAAAATACTGGTAGAAAGCCCAGGATTAACGCGTTTGAACTTGCCTTGATTTTGAAAGGTCAGCTCATCACGGTGAGCAAGCACACAGGCGCGTTCAATATCGCGGTCAAACATGCGTCCCAGCACTGCTGAAAGCATGATCGTCTTGCCTGCACCTGTCGGCGCGACGGCAAGCGTATTGCCGTGGGTATAAAGCGCATCAATTGTCTTAGAGACGAGCTCCTTTTGTCTTGGTCTGAGTAACATACCGCCCCCTTATCATTGTGCCCATGACGGCAGGTTGCTGGCAGAACTCGCAGACGCGGACTGATCACTATTGGATTGAGGCGCAGAAGGTGCACCGGATACAGCACCCATCAGGGAAGCGTATTCCTTATGATCCGGTGTGATGGCCAATTTGATGACGTTTTTATCGTCACCATTCTGGTCTTTCTCAATATCGATACGGGCTGCAAACTCGACACCATCCAGATCGCCAAGGCCGTTGATGCGACGGGCATTTTGGGCGGCGGGCGAATTGTCCTTGTTGGACACGCCGCGAGACGAATTCAAAATCCCTTTGATAAAGGCGCGACCAATATTGGCCCAGTCCGGTCCTTTGGCGCTGTAAAGCCCGATCAGACTCCAGATTTTGCGGCGGGCATATTTGCCTTCCAGCACCACAAACTCACAGTTCAAATACACTGCGCCAGTGGTGTTGCTGCGTGTAGCCCAGCCACCCGTCCAGCCTTGCGACGCATCATCATGGCCGCCGGGTTTGATCGTCATGCGGACCTTAGCCAGCGTTCCTTTGGGGATAACATCAAATCCGCTTTGATCATCTGCACTATTAAAATCGTTCCAACTTATTCTTGGCCTCCTTGTGTTTCGTTGTTTTGTTGGGAATCAGGGGTGCTGCTGGCAGGCGCGTCCTGTTCAATTGAGAACGTGAGGCGTTCGGCAGCAGGCTTGGCTTTGCCCGCAATCTTCTGCATGAGGCGGCCAAGATGGGGCTCTTCCATCAGATCAAGACGACCGGAGCGATCCTTAGCCGGGTATCCGGCATCATTGATGGTGTGGCAGATAAAGGCGCGGAATGGCTTACCTTCCGGGCTTGTCATCTCAGTCATGGTGATGACCTGATCGACAATGCCCGGCAGCTCTAATGCGGTTTTGCTGCCTTCAATTTGCGGCTGAAAGAAGCGGCGATTAAAGTCGTCAATCTTTTCGTCCAAGATGCCGACAAACCAGATATTCTTGCCGCGTGTGTGCTGTAGATGCATAAGCCACGCGATCATTTCCTGACCATGCAGGCCGTAAGCACCGCGAGTATCAGGCTTTCCAGTTTTGTCAGAAAATGCCTGCGGCTGGCCCTTGCACCAGTTGAAACACAAGCGTCCGGCAACTGTGATACTGTCGATGAAGATGGTGTCGTATTTATCCAGCGCTCCGGCATCACTGTATTTGGCCGTGACCGCATCATAATAGGCTTGGCTGTATGGCTGCTCATCACGCAAGGCGGGATTCGGACCAGCGATAAAGGCGGCAATATCGCGGCAATCTTGCCATGTGCGCGGACGGATTGTGTCGCCTTGCCAACCTTCAATGGCTAGATCGCCAGCCTCTAAATCAAAGAACAGCGTCTTTTCAGCGGGAAGCGTCCAGAGCAGTGATGTTTTGCCAATGCCGCTTTTACCGAAGATGCACCCCTTGATGCCCTTGGTTTCTTTCAAGCGTTCATCGGCTGAGATGATCGGAAGGCTCATTGGGCACCTCCTTTGCGGGAGAGTGCATCCACAATGTTTTCAGCGCCTAAAGCACCTTTGGCACGCGCTTCTGTGTAAAGCTCACGGATGGCAGACAGGCGCTTATAAATGGCGCTTTGCTCTTTATCCAAAGCCTGTGCGGCAAAGGCCAAATCATCCAGAGTTGCCTCATGGATAGGTTTGGTGGTGTCTTCGGGAATGGCACCAAGCTCTGGAATTTGAATAAATGCCGGAACATGTTTGGCGTAGTAGCTGTCTTTAATCAGCTTTTGTAATGATGGTTTAAACATAAAACCTCCTTTGATTTCGTGGATTAAAAATTGCTCTTTGGTCGTGTCGGCTCTAGCTGCCGGGTTCTGACGCCGCCCAAAGAGCAAAGCGGTCGCGGTATTTCCTTGTGGGGTCTTGTATTTCCAAGAGAACCCGGCATGTTTTCTTGCCTTCAAGGAGTTACTTACCGAGAGGGCTCAAAAACTGTCGGAGGGTCAGTGCAGATATTCCGCAAAGCCACGTTCCTTCAGCGATCCGCGCAGTTCGGACAGCGTCCCGTAGAGGGTTGAGCGTGGGGTTTTGGTTTTGCGGGAAATTTCACTGATGCTGAGCGTTCGCAGGTCGATCAGCAGCAACACCAGATGCGGCGGCATCTGCTGAACAGCTTGCTCAAGATCAATTTGAAGGTCGCGGCTGGTCAGGTCTTCGGTTTCAGGATCAGGCAAAGCGTTATCTTCGCCGTCCTTATCCTCAAGCCACGCATCGAGTGAAAAGTCACTGATGCCAGACCCACGTTTTTGGGCGCGGGCTGCTTCAATCAGGCTGGCACATTTGTGGTTGAGGATGCGGTCAACAAAGGTCGACCATTTTGCTTTTTCGGGATCATAAGCCTGCTTGCGGGATAAATAATCCAGCATCAGCTCTTGCTCTAGGTCCTCGATTTCAACGCCATGAATGGCGGAGTGCCGCATCAGGCTGCGTGCGTGATAACGGACTTGGTTTACGACATAAGGATGGATTCCTTCATAGTTGTTTTTGCTCATGGTTTTCGTCTCCAGTTGCGGTTAGCCGCCACGCGGGCGGGTCAACTGGGACTGGCGAAAACTCACTGGAGGCCGAGTGAGACGGGCCGTTCAAAGAGACGCAAAAACAAAAAAAGCCCCGACATGCGGGGCTTTGGTGGAGGCAAATTTTTTTGAAAAAAATTTCAGGGTGTTCGGTGAAATTTCACCAAGGCATCAGAATGGACTTGAAAACCATCACGTTATGGTTTATGGTTTAATGCATGAAACTTGATAAATTGACTGACAAAAAGAAACGCCTCGACGGCTTTCGTCCGTTGCCGGATACACTTGTCCGCAATCTGGATGATTGGTTTCGAGTAGAGCTCACCTACACAAGTAACGCGATTGAAGGAAATACGCTCACGCGCAGGGAAACGGCCTTAGTCGTTGAAAAAGGTCTCACCGTTGGCGGTAAATCCCTGACCGAGCATTTGGAAGCGACAAACCATGCTCATGCACTGGACTGGGTGAAAGAACAGGTAAAGCGTAAGCCCACAAGCCTAAGCGAAAAAGACATCTTGCATATCCATGATGTGATTTTGAAAGGCATTGATGATGCTAATGCAGGACATTATCGCTCTGTACCCGTCAGGATTTCTGGCTCAGCTGTTGTTTTGCCAAACCCACGCAAGGTGCCTGATTTAATGCAGGATTTTGCAGAGCGGCTTTCACGTGATCAGGGGCTGCACCCTGTTGAGTTGGTAGCGGAGGCCCATTATCGCCTTGTCACTATTCACCCCTTTGTTGATGGTAATGGGCGTAGCGCACGTTTGCTCATGAACATGATTTTGCTGATGAGCGGATACCCGGCAGCTATCATCAGAAAGCGTGATCGTTTGGCGTATATTGGCTCATTGGAAAAAGCGCAGCTTGGTGGCTCCAAAGAAGACTATTTTAAAATTATTGCCAAGGCCGTAGACAGATCGCTGGATATTTATTTAAAGGCCGCAGCCGGTGAAGATGCCGAACCTGCCGACAGTGATCAGCTGCTTAAAATCGGTGAACTGGCCAAGCAGGTTGGCGAGAGCAACTCCACCATCAGGCACTGGACCAAAGAAGGATTGCTGCAAGTGGCTGAGGTGACCGAAGCAGGATATCAGCTTTATGCACCCGAGATGATCGAGCGTATTAAGCAGATCCATACGCTCAAAGAGCAGCGCTTCACATTGCAGGAAATCAAAGAAAAGCTCTCTTAATCAACAAATCCAAAATGCTTTAGTTGCTCCTTCCATAATTCAGGAAATGGTGTTTGCATATCCTGTAAGCTCAACTGACGTGGTTGTGTGCCATCCAGAATAGCTATCTTGATTTGTGGTGACAGCTGATTCAAGCGGAGTATGCGAGAAACATATGAAGGATTGAATTTTCTTTTGCGAGCGAGATCGTCAATCGATTTATAACGCCCGGTATCAAGCAATTTTTGCCAGTAATAGGCTTTGGCCAAAGCAGTTATCAGCGTTTCATCAAGCTTCGGGGCTTCCTTTGGCGGTTTGATTTGATAGCCTTCGGGCAGAATGATCATTTTCTTACCGCCGTATTTCTTGATCCGCATTGGCACCCGGATTGAAATGGTATTGTTCGCCATCATTTTTACGCATTTATCCATGCTTGCTCCTCCAGTTTCTTGGTTGAAATGTCTTGCAATCGCTTGTCTTGCTCATCCAATTCTCGAGCCAGACTATCCATGCCTGCGGCCCTGATCCGGATGTCGACAAACTCATAACTGACGATGATCTTTTCAACCATCAGCTCAAAGATGCGCTGCTTCTCAGCTGGATAAAGCTCTTTCCAAACCGGGACAATGTCGCTCAAATTGCTATGCACTTCATATTCTGTGACAGTGTCATCATCGTTTTGAATTGCTCGCCATGTTTCCATGACCATCTCGGGTGCGGCGAAAACAGCTTGTAGCTGCGTGAGAATCAATGCCTCCATTTCGTTGGCGCTAACGTTGCGGATTTTACAATCTGGACTTATGCCTTTGCGGTAGTGTTCGCAGGTGTAATATCGATAAAGCCTGCCACCTTTTTTACGGGTGTGATTTGCTACCAATCCGCATTCACATTCGCCGCATTTCAAAAGCCCCATCAAAATGGCCTTGGTTTTCTTGCGGGTGATTGCGCCTCGGTTAATGGTGTTTTCTTTCATACAGCGCGGACTTTATTCCACGTCTCCATGTCAATAATGGCGTCGTGACGGCCTTCGTAGATCTGGTCCTTATGTTTGATCTTGCCGATATAGATTGGGTTTTGAAGGATTTTATAAAGACCACCTTTGTCGAAAGCTTGCCCACCAAGTATACGCCCGCTTTTTGTCATCCGCCGTTTGCTAAGAACTCCCATACGCGGCAGCATCTTCGCCATTTCCGTGGGTGACTTGGTCATTAAAAACAGATCAAATATTTTACGGATGCCCTCAGCCTCATCAGGTTCAATCACAAGCTCGCGGTTTTTCACTACATAGCCCATGGGCGTAACACCGCCCATCCACATGCCTTTGCGTTTGGATGCTGCCAATTTATCGCGGATGCGTTCACCGATAACTTCACGCTCAAACTGGGCAAAGCTGAGCAGGATGTTCAGCGTCAATCGCCCCATCGATGTGGTGGTGTTGAATTGCTGGGTAACAGAAACAAAGGACACTTTGTGCTCATCAAAAAGCTCGATCAACTTGGCAAAATCAGCCAAGGAGCGCGACAAGCGGTCAACCTTGTACACAACGACCGTATCAATCAGGCCGCTTTTGATGTCATCCATCAGGCGCTTTAAGGCGGGGCGATCCATATTCCCGCTTGTAAAGCCACCATCATTATAGTTATCAGGAAGCTGGAACCAGCCTTCATGCTTTTGTGAAGCAATGTAAGATTCACAAGCCTCGCGCTGAGCATCAAGGCTGTTGAACTCCATGTCCAAGCCTTCTTCGGTTGATTTACGCGTATAAATCGCGCAGCGTTTTTTCGGTGTGGTTGTGCTCAATGTTTGCCTCCTTGTGCTTTGTTGTTTAATCCGAAGAAGGCAGGTCCTGACCAGCTGCTGCCTGTTATGGCCAGCGCAACTTTAGACAGGCTTTTGTATAGGCAGCCTGCATATTCATAGCCTTCTTCTAAAATAGTGGCCTGATATTCGATGCCCTTATATTCCCGAACCAGTTTGGTGCCGGGGATAGGCCGTTGATATTGTGTCTTACGCTTTTGTTTGCTGCTCTTGCCTGAGCCGAATAAATCCTTGGCCTGCTGCTCGATTCGGTTCTCGATCTGCGGATCAACCCCGTAAGCAAGCTCCTGCAGGCGATAGGCTAGCCTGCGAACAATGTGGCTCTTATGACCACCGGGTGGCTCATCCTGATATACATCTCGCCACAATGCCTTTAGGTCTGATAACGGCATGTTTGGAAGTGCAGCCACACGTGCCAGAAGTGTTTTATCCATTATTCACCTCCTGCGATTCTGCTTTTTTCTTTTGCTTTAATCGGAGACGTTGCCAGCCCAACCCAACAATATGGGCTACTTCTTTTTGCCGATCTGCATCGGATACCAGTCCAGCAGGAAGCTGGCCTAGCTTCATCTGTAATCGCTCTCTTTCGGTGAGCTCTTTGTTCTCATGACTCATTAGGAACTCCTTGTTTTTTTGGTTCTTCGTCATGGGCATGAACGCTTGGAAAAACCCTGAAGTCCAATGAATTAGAGGGGTTTGTTGCTTCTTTCTGACGGCTCAGGCGTATCTTGCGGCGCAGGATGCCAAGTGCCAGCAAACGGGCCACCTCAGTGCGGCGATCTCGTTCATTTATAAGGTTTGAGGAAAGTGAAGACATGGCGTACCTTCTTGAGAATTATTGCGTCGTTCAAGGAGTTACTTACTGAAATGACTTGAAAACTGTCGGTTCAGTCAATGCTGTGCATTGAATCAAATTAGGCTTGTGAAAATCATAAGCCTAATTTATATTAGGTTATTAGCCAAAATTGAAAGGATGCTATGGAGCAACTGACAAACGCACAGAATACGCTATTACAGGCTATTGAACGCCTGAAACGTGCCATGGGGATGTCGCCCACGGTACAAGAACTTGCTGTGGAATTGGGTGTGAAACCACCCAGTGTGTTTGAAGGGCTCAAGCGGCTGGAAGATAAAGGCTATATTCGCAGACAGGCGCGAAAGGCGCGGTCTATCGAAATTCTTCACGCACAAACACCGGATAAAACCAATCTGACAGCTGTCCCTGTTTTGGAGATGGTAGCAGCTGGCCAACCGATTCTTGCCCTTGAAAACCGGATTGGTCAGGTCATGGTGCCGGATAATGTCCTGCGCGGGAAATGCTTTGCGCTCAAAGTGCAAGGCGACAGCATGATTGATGCTGATATTTTCGAGGGAGATTACGTGGTCGTGCGCCAGCAACCCATTGCTGAAAACAGTGATATTGTTGTGGCCATGGTCGGCGAAGAGGCCACTGTAAAGAGGCTGAGTATTGAAGGGGAGCATATTGAGCTGCGCCCTGAAAATCAGAAACTAAAACCCATCATCATAGGACAACAGGATGAACTTAAAATAATTGGGAAGGTCTTACACGTCTGCTCGGGTGTTGACACCGAGGCCAACCCTGTAACGACGAAACAGGAGATTGGCGATGTCGAGATATAATCCAAAGGTATTCACAAATGTAGACAGCTTGGGCGAATTGGACGCTGGGCTTCTTATTCAACTATTTAAAAAGTTTCCAGATTTTTTTAAGGCGCATGACATTAGTCTTGAAAATGGGGCGCTGAATTTTGAAGATGTAACAAAAGCATTTATCAGCCCCAATGAGAGTGTGCAGGATTCTGACGAAACCAATGAGTTAATGGAAGCGCTGCAGCTGATAACAGAAATGTCTAGTCAGGATGCAATGGACTCTCTTTTGCTGGCGGCTAAAAATCAAAATATTACGATTGATTATCAGCCAGACAGTTCTCCTGCGGATATTGCGCTTTATTGTTTTTTAAACCAAGAAGACCTTTTTCACACAGAGTATGCAAAGGCTTTAGTTAAAAATTACAGAGGTTTTAGCTTCTTCTGGGGAGATCAAGGACAAAAGCGAGATTTTCCAGTCGTACCTGAAGATATCATCACAGCACTACAGTCCGAACTCGATGAGTGGTTTGCCAGCAATAACTGCCTCAGAAATTGTCGGGTTTATATGTTTCCACAAGGTCATCGGGTTAGCATCGTCATCAAGTATGGAAAGCCTCTAAAGCGAGAGCTGAAGATGAAAGATGGCGAAACGGAGAGCGTTTTTTATAATCCACAATGCCATGATCTGCTGATTTATAATTGTAACACTGACGACATCAGTGTGAGAACTGATGAAAAAAAAGGTCAGCTGCCAGAATATCTGCGCTGTATCGGCAAGCACATATTTGGCAATGAGTCTTATTTTGAAGAAAAGAAAGTCTTTTCACTCGATAAATTGCGTGAGATTCAAAATGCAGCTCATAACTTTGCTTCTGTAGATGGCATCGAAGACGTCAAGCTCGTGGAATTACAATATGATTGGGGCGGTGAAATTGAGATTAGAAAATCTGGAAACCTTTTAGGTACACTAATAAGGAAAAATGGGCTTGAGAGCACAAGCAAGGCAAACATCATTTACGCTAAGTTTAGCGTCCGTTTTGAAGGCAGTAATACGCCGCGTAAGGTTGGTATTCGTTCCGGAAACCAAGCAACATTTGGTAGAGACGAAGACAGCTTGATTATTGAAGACTGGTCCAATGATCAACAATTAATCATTCCTAAAACTCCAAAACAAGAGGCATCACAATATGTGGAAAACGCTCGCGAAGCTGCCTCGGCATGAACATAACCATGCATTTTTAGTCAGGCATTTTGGTGAAAAGGATATAATCAAATCGCTGTTTGACAGCACAACAGTTCTTGATGATGCCCTTCACTGTGAAAATGGATGTTGTTATGGTAGGCGTATTCGTGAAATGCCTAACGGCAAATTGCTAGCCGTGTGCAATGATGATTCATCGAATTGTCCTGAATTGGTAATTTCAAATAATGACAGACGGATATTTACTCTAAATTTAAAGAAAATAGCAGGTCTGATTGCTGAGCTCACACAAGAGATATCTGTTTTCAAAGATGTGCAGACTATTGAGGGCTCCTCAAGCTGTATAAGAGTTGGCCACTACATTCCTCGCGGAACCATTCGTTATCCAGTTTTCTTTGGAATCGACATTCACGATGGAGATCTGGAAGGCATAATCAACCATGTGATTGGACTTGATGAATCAGCCATTTTACTTATGCCGCCCATCGATAACATCAGCCAACCCAAGATTAATGCTATTCGTGCCAAAGGCTCAGATTTAATTGGATTACAAAATTTGCAAGGCGAGAATTGTTTGCTAGATACTGAAAAAACCTCGCAGATCTTTAACTCATTTTTTGAGGCAATTAAGGACCCTGATCCTGAAATAGAGTGTAAGAAATTCTCTACCCCATCAGGTGCTTCGTGGGATAAATTTATCTTTGAGTGGCAAGAAGAACAGCTTCTAAATGATGAGCGTACACAAAAGGCCCATAAGAGAGAGGTGATCATAGTCACTTGTGGTGATGAAACCCAACGCTATGAGCCAGCAGACCTTCATATGCTAAATAAGAAAACTAAAGAGCCAACTTTACAGTGGGTGTTGCTTAGAAGTTTTATTCAAAATCAAGGCATTATAGGATGGGGAGATCAGGCTGCCGCCGATAATGTCAAAACACAAAAGAAGGAACTGATTAGGAAACTTAAAAAAGCCTTCTGGCAGTCCGATGATCCTATACCTCACATTAAGGGGGAAGGTTATAAGTGCCGCTTTACCTGCAGAGCTCCAGAAAATACGTTGTAAATGCTAGGCATAGACTGGTACGAACTGGTCAATTGCGAAACCCTTGATTTCCCATGACTAAAAGCTCCGTACTTCGCTTTTCCAAGTACGGTGTTTTTCAGGAAAGGGGCATATATAGGAGAAAAATTAGAGAAAAACGGGCTGTTTTTATGTCAGAGGAAGTCAATTGCAAACAGCAAAAAAGCCCGCAAATGCTGGGCTTTTGAGACTATGCCATCTCGGGCATAGATAAGTTCGTTTTAGGTCAATGGCGGAGAGGGAGTCCGACCTTCCAGGTTCCAGGTAGTTCCGCATTCGTCCACTTAGCCCCTTTTATTTCAATACCTTATCCCCTCATTCCGTCCTGGACAATCCGCCGAAATCCTGTATAATCCGTGTCTAATTTGGGGATAGCTATGGGGACAAGCCCTATCTATCCCCAAACGAAGCGGACCCCGATACGGTTGCACCCATACCGAGGCCCTGACCACAACCCAACCTGAAAGAGAGGTTCGGCATGGCTAATTCCGATTCTACCCGTTCCGCGTCCCCGTCGAAACTTACCCTCAACCGCGACACTATCGCCAACATCCGGGATGCCCTACAAATCGGTCTGGCGTCCTATGGCGAGATCGAGCGGTTATTCGACGCCCAGGAAATCCGAGCAGCGAACGGGCATTGGTTCCCTCACACCCTGCGGGGGTAGTGGTAAGTTTTTAAATGGTTTGCGTGGACTTGTTTTGATCCCCTCTCCCCGGCCCTCTCCCGGCGGGAGAGGGCCGGGGAGAGGGGGTCAAAGAAAAGTCTATGCTAGCCATTTA